TGCTGGGTGTGCAAGACAAATATAATGAAATACCCCCATTTTGTAAAACTTTTGTGCTATTCTTTTTGTCTTTTTTATGACTTTTACTTTTTAACCCTCCGTTTATGAACTTATTATGACATTATAATAAACCTCTTGACAAATCAAAAAAAATGTGATACAGTAAAACCGTAAAAAAACAAAACTCGATCCGCTCTGGAGGTGGTTATCCTGGCGGTAAATTATTTAATGCTGCCGCAAAAGCGTTTATATATTTCGCAATCTTACGACGGCGGCTATTCGCATCTCAAATATTCGACCGGGACGCCGCCCTCTTACCCTATCGATCTGGTGAATGACAACGTTACAGACGGAGGTTTTTTTTGTCCTTGCGACGAAATGAAAATCGTAAAACTTCAAAAACGTCCCGCTGATAACTCTTATCCCAATGGAGTTTGGTTAACATCTACATCTCCTTGCGTCCTTGCGGGGGGCGGAACTATACCTACATCGTCAACGGCTATCGTCACCCTTAAATGGGTGCACATGAACGATGATGACTATTCGACTTTTTACATCGGCAAAACATATACCCGTGGTCAATATATAACAAACCAAGGCACGTCAGGTCATGGAACTGGGGCGCATATAGAACAACAAATAGGCTTAGGGGTAATATCGGGCAGCGGAGGTCAATACAACTCGAAAGGCGCATATGTTTTAAAAACAACCGGAGGCAACATAAAGCCGCAGAATGCAATGTGGCAGAATCTCGATTTTACGACAATCGTACAATCGAAAGGGCTTACTTTTAGGACTTACAACGGCGACACTCCTGATCCTCCGACGCCGCCGACGCCTGTTCCAACTCCGCCGAAGTTTCCGACGCATAAACATAGATCAATATTTTGGATTTTGGGGTGGTGATTTTTTTTGGACATAACAAATATTCTTGTAGCGTTTATTTCTGTTCTTGGTAGTGTCGTTGCTGCTTTTATTGCTTCTACCCGGAGCGCAGCGGTGACAACTGCCCGGGTAGATGAATTGACGCGCGAAGTTCGCGAACATAACAACTTCGCACGCCGAATGCCCGTTGTCGAAGAACAAATAAAAGTTATAAATCATAGGCTTTCAGACCTTGAAAAAAAATAAAAAAGGAGTGGATATTGTGAAATTTAAAACATGGATAAAAGCCGCCGGAATAAGAGCGGTAAAAACTTTCGCTCAGGCGGCTGTGGCGATAATAGGAACGGCTGTTGTGCTCGGTGATGTAAATTGGATAGCCGTTTTATCTGCGGCGGCTCTTGCGGCAATACTGTCGCTGCTTACATCAATAGCGGGACTTCCTGAACTGAAAGGATGAAAAAATGGATCTCTTTGAATGTTTACATACTCTTTGCCGCTGCTATAAGGCGAATGTGCGCGGACAATATAAGCCGTCACCCGTGGCGGGTATAGTAGTGCATTCGACGGGCGCAAATAATCCGTATCTCCGCAGATATGTTCAACCGTCAAGCGTAGATAAAAATTATAATGCGCTTATTAAAAAAATAGGCAAAAACATAAACGGCAACTCGTGGAACAACCCTGTCAGTGAAACGTGCGTCCATGCCTTTATCGGCAAACTTGCAAACGAACAAATAGGGACGGCGCAAATATTGCCTTTTGACTTCGCTTGCTGGGGCTGTGCAAATGGAAAGAACGGATCTTACAACTATGCCCCAACAAGGCATCTACAATTTGAGATTTGCGAAGACAGTTTGAAAGATAAGGGATATTTTGACCGCGCCGTAAAAACCGAAGCCGTTGATTTTTGCGTATATCTTTGTAAAACCTTTAACCTTGACGTCTCAAAAATCGTATCGCATAAAGAAGCGCATGATCTCGGTTATGCGTCAAATCACGGAGATATTGATCATTGGCTTAATAAATTCGGCTATAACATGATTGATTTTAGGTCGTGGGTATCAAAAAAACTTAAAGAGGAAGACAAAAAAGACATGATAGAATTTAAAGTAAAAAGCGGAAAAGCGACGACAAGAAAGCTTCTTGACGCGCTCGCAGAACTCCGCAGCCGCGCGGACGATAAAAAAGGATCAGTTATTTCTGTCCTGCCCGCGGGTGCGGAAGTAACGCTTATTCAACATGGTATCCTCGGATACGATTGTATCCTATGCGAAATATCAAATAAACAATATATCGGATATATCAAATCCGAATATATCGAATAAAATAAAAAAAGGAGTAAAAAAAAATGACTTTGCTTGAAGATCTCAAAACGGTTCTCGGCGAACGCACTGACGATGACGCGCTCAGGCTCATCGAGCGTGTGAGCGAAATCGAAACGGCTGACGTCGAAGAACTCAAAACGCGAATCACCGCGCTTGAAAAAGAGCGTGACGACCTTGATGAAGCATGGCGAACTCGTTATCGAGATCGTTTTTTCGAGGACGTTGAAACAAAAAAGAAAAAAGAAAAAGACGATGAAAAGGAAAAAGCGGAAGAAATAACCGTTGATGACCTTTTTAAGGAGGATTGAAAACAATGGCAACAAAACCGAAAGTAAAAACACTTACAAATAGTAGCGTTGATGTGCTTAACGCTATCCGAAACGAGTCAACTATAAACTATCAAAACAAAGTACCCCTAGCGACCGCAGACGCTGACAGCATTAGGGCTATCGGCGCGGTAATAATGGACGCTGTCGCTCTTCAAAACGAATTTCTTTCCGCGCTTGTAAACCGCATAGGGCGCGTTATGGTTTCGTCAAGACTTTTTGACAATCCTTTGAAAATGTTTAAAAAGGGTATTCTCGATTATGGAGAGGTTGTCGAGGATATTTTTGTGAACATCGCAAAACCTTTTACTTTTGACCCCGAAACGGCAGAAGCGGAAGTTTTTAAACGCGAAATTCCCGACGTAAAATCCACGTTTTACGTCTTGAATTATCAGAAATTTTATAAAACGACAATAAGCGCCGATCAGCTTCGGCAGGCATTCCTGTCGTGGGATGGCGTAATAGATCTTATCGGCAGGATAGTCGATTCTATGTATTCGGGGGCGAACTATGACGAATGGCTCACCACTAAGTATATGATAGCAAGAAAAATGCTCAACGGCGAGATCGCGTCCGTTACTATCGCAACACCCTCGGAAGCAACGGCGAAAACTATCGGAACAAGCGTCAGAGGTCTTTCGAACAATTTTGAATTTCCGAAAACGATTTACAATACCGCAAAAGTCCTTAACAAATCCGATAAGAACGATCAGTATCTGATAATGACGTCCGATTTTGACGCATTTATAGATGTAAACTTGCTTTCAGCAGCGTTTAACATGGATAAAGCGGAGTTTCTTGGACATCGCCTGATGATTGACGGCTTTGACTTCTCGGACGATGAAATTGCACGTCTCGGTGAAGTCTTTGCGGGAAACACCACTTATGAAGAGATCGGAACGGCGGACAATGCGGAACTTAAAAAAGTTCAGGCAATTCTCATTGATAAGGACTTCTTGATGATTTTAGACAACATGATGAAATTTACAGAAGTCTATAACAGTCAAGGTCTTTATTGGAATGAGTTTCTACACCGCTGGGTAACTTTCGCCGCTTCTCCTTTCGCAAACGCCGCAATGTTGCAGACGGGTAATCCGAAGGTTACATCTGTTACCGTTTCGCCTACTACGGCAACGGCAAAACAAAATGTAGCGTATCCTCAGACGATACAGTTGACAGCGAACGTCGAAACAACTGACTTCGCGCCGCAAACAGTTAATTGGACTTCTGACACCGTAGGCATTACGGTTTCTCCGGAAGGTCTTGTTACTATTGCTCCGTCAACAATAGCACTTGAAGTAAAGATAACCGCAACATCTGTTTTTGATAACTCAAAAAAAGGAACTTGCACGATAACGCTCGAATAATTTTAACAAACAACAACAAAAAAAAGAAAAACGGGGATTCTTTCCCCGTATTTCTTTTTTTGTTGTTTTAAAAAACAATCTTGACATATTCAATCAACCCGAATATTATACCTGCAAGCGTCGCCGCAAAAACAAATACTTCTATTATTTTTTTCATTTTTTTTTCTCCTTTTAATTCAATTCGCTTTCGACTTTTGTCTTTAAAACCCCTCCGGGAACAAGTCTTAGGATCTCGTTTCCGGGGATCCTTAAACCGAACTGATAATCTTCGACTTCCAACCCCCTTTTAATAAAGTCTATCTCTTGTTCCGATTTTTTTTCAAAATTCTCGTTTTTTAAAAACGCTTGAATAATATTATCCTTTGCATTTTCAGACATCGAACAAACGATTTTTAAATTATCTCCGTTTTTTAAAACGTATGAATTTTCCCGCAAATATCTTCCCTCGGACGCAGTAAATTCAAGCTTGAAATATCCTGATTTTATTTGGTCTATCAAAACCCCCTCGGGATTATCGCAGTTTAAAAGGTGAAAACTATCAGTATTCGAATATATAAAACTATCGTAGTTTTGTTGAGCGATTCTTACGATTTCGCATTTTGCTGCTGATACAACAGCAGCGGCGAGGGGGATATATCCGGCTGCTTTTTCTGCGTCGTATTTTTCAGGGTACGAAAGTCTTTTTTCCGTTTTTTGCAGCACAAAAAACGGTGCGTCATACCCCGTTGCGAATTTTCCTATGACCGTATTTGCCATACTTTTCTCAATCTTTTTTAAATCTCCCGTTAATTCTCCGCGCAAAAAACTTCTTTTTTCAAAAAAGTTGTAAAAAAAGTTTCTTTTTGCCGCTTCAAACACGCAGAAATCAAGTATTTCAAAATCTGAAATCAAATAGTTTTCACGGAAAAGTTTAAACTCCGTTTCGCTCATAGTCATAGTAACTATAAGTTTTTTTTGATATTTTTTTTCAAATTTTATATCAGAAAACCGCTTGTAATATTCGGCGTTTGCATTCAAACACGTTGATACAAGGTTTTCGCCAACCCGAAAACGATGATCCCCTTTAATTTTTACAAAAGGAAAACGGCGCGGTCGTAAAAAAAACGAACATTTAAATCTTATAAAATAGTAATAAGATTTTGCGCTTTCACCTTTTAGGTATTCGGGCAAATGTTCGCTTTTTGCAAACTTGGGTTCTCCGACAGGAATTTTTTGAAATTTACACGAAAGTTGAGCGGGGTACATTCCGTTGCAATCAAAAACGTCTATTTTTTGATTTTTTAATGTTTTTTGTTTGAAATTAGGATTGAGAAAAAGCCAACCGCTGCCATAAGCATTAAATATATAATCGAAAGCGTTTTTTGATCCAAAATCCTTTTTGTCAAGTTTGCGGTCTTCGAGATGAGGATACAACTCATTAAATAAATTGCGCCCGATCATCGCGCGCAATTCGTCTATGGAATTTGACGCTATTGTGTTTTTTTTGTATCCGCTGGATCTTAATTTGTTTAAAACATTAAACATTTGTTGAGCGCGATATTCGCAAGACATATCATCGGCACTCTTTCGGGGAGATCCTATTAATGGATCTGCATTGATAAATTTTACAATATGTCCAAAACAATTAACTGTAATATTTTGAAATCCGTTTTTAGTAAATAAGTAAGTGAAAGATCTATCGGGGAGTTCGCTATCTTCAAAAAAAACTTTCGTTTCAGTGTCAAAACATAACAATAAGTTAGCGTCAAATGTAAAAAAATCAACAATGTAATATCCAAAAAAAGTTAAATTTTCTACAAAAATTCTTGTATTTCTTGTTACTTTTTGACTTATGATAAACATCAATTCGTCAAGTGAATCGAATGAAATTGTTTCATTATCTGTAAAAAGACAACCGTGTTTAATATATGCTTTGGTTTCGGTGCTATCGGCGGCACTATCGAGTGCCGCCGTCGCTTCATTGAAGAACAGGGTTTTCCGGCTCAAAGTAATAACCTCTTTCGACTGCTTCTTTTTCTCTTATTTTTTTAAAAAACAAGTCCGAAAAAAAAGTTGCAATATCGTTTATAACTTCTTCGTAGTAATATTTCTTGTCAGGGAGATCTAAAAGACCATTTTTTTTCGCCTCGGCGGCTATATTGCTCATAAGTAAGGGGTTTTTATCGTATAAATCTTTCAGAAAAGACAATAAATTCCCCGGGATATAGCCATTAAACGGATTTGTTGCGAGATATGACAATCTTTCGAAAAATTCTAAAATTATTTGCGGCGGCTCTGGCGGCTCCGGTGGTTCTGGCGGCGGCTCTTGCGGCGGCTCTTTCTTGCGTCTGCGCTGCTTATATTTATATAGCGATTCTGTCTCGCCTGTAACTTCGTCAGCGATATGAACCGCTTTCGTAGACAACTTTATAGCCGTTGTTTGCCGTTTAAAATCTTCAAGTGCTTTCTTAGTAACTCTTTCGGGCATTTTGGGCATTTCAAAATCAAAAGCGAATCCGATTTTTTCATATTTTTTTATAAATCTTTCGGCTCTTTTTTGATTTTTTATCCATTCTTGTTTATTTGGCGTGAGTTCTTTTTTCACTTTTTATACACCCTCTTTCCGTGTGTATATCCGTATTCGTCAACTGTTACTATCTTTTTTCCGCGATCAGGATAAAAACACGCTTTTTTTAAAAAACATTCTCTTTCATTTAGGTAGTTTTTGCATACTCCTCCTATTTTTTTTTGTATATATATCATATTTTTATCACAAGTTGAGAAAAAATGACAGTTATCGCATTTTTTTACGCTTTCGTCTTTCAAACTTTTTTACCTCCGCATATTCTCTTAAAAAATCTTCAAAAACAAAAGGCACAAAATCGCAGATCTGCATTGCAAGCGGAATCCAAATAGTTTTTAGCTCTTCTGCATAGTCTTCGACAAATCTCTTTACTGTTCGTTTTTTAGGATCTTCAATAAATTTTTTGTTTAAGTTATATTTTAAGATCAAATTCAAATATTTTTCATCAATCATTGTTTACGCGCTCCTTAAAGCCATTTTTTTTAATAATTAACCGCTTCTTGACGATTGATAAAAAAATGTATTCCCTTAGAACACTCGTTCCATCGGTCCTCATCAAAATTGTCAACCGATGCGGTTTTTCCGACTTTGTAAATAAAATTCTTGTCGTAGTTACTTCTGACTTCGGTTACATCGGCAGTTGTCCCGTCAAGATTTTGAATTTCCAAAACTTGCGCCTTGTCGCAACGACATTTTCTATTCGTTGCCGAAAGACGCTTTGCGTCTTCGGGAATTTGAAGTTTAACAATATAGCCGCTTGCCTTTTTATATGCGATAAAAGAACCTGTATCCGGGCAGGCGAAAGGAATAAAAGGTATGTTCTCTGCTCTTCCGAAGTCTGCACCGCGGAGGTCTGCACCGAAGAGGTTTGCACCGCAGAGGTCTGCACCGCGGAGGTCTGCATCGAAGAGGTCTGCACCGAAGAGGTTTGCCTCGCCGAGGTCTGCACCGCGGAGGTCTGCACCGAAGAGGTTTGCACCGCAGAGGTTTGCTTTCATTTTCTCCCACCCGTCGCAGTTTTCATAAATCCAATGCTTATGGTCTTTAAGGATTTTATTTAACTCTTGTTGGGTCATTTTTTATCTTCCTTTCGTTTGAGGTTTTACCTCTTTTATTTACAAGTAAATTATATCAGATTTACGATATATTTTCAAGTGGTAAAATAACTAAAAACGAAAGTTTTTTTTGTGTATTTTGCACGATATAATACAAAAAAAAGAAGCCCCGGAGGGCTTCTTTTTGTGTCAATCTTCAAAAGTTTTGCAGATCCTATCGAATATAATAGAAAACGTTTGTTTTCCGTCGTGCGTCGACGATGATAAACTACCTCTGATCTGTACGGCTTCGCCTTTTTTAAGATTCATGGAAAAGTCTATGTTTGCGGCGTCAAAGGTTGCAACGTTAATAAACAATGCTTCTTTATCCGCGCCTTGATAGCAGGCTATGCGGCTTTTTGCAACGGACTTTTTGTCATTCGTTTTAAAATCTTTACATAGGTTTCCCGTGAGAACTATGTAATTATTCACGATTTTATCATCTTTTGTAATAACATTTTTCGAAAAATTTGCCATTTTTTTTATCTCCTTTAAACATCATATATGCGCGTTATAGAAATTTCAAATTCAGGCACTAACGCAAGCGAGCTTCCATTTATTCCCGAAATTGGAAATACTATTTTTGGGTTTTCTCCCGCTATGGATATTTGACCGGTATTATTGGACGCGGTAGAAACTATTGATATATTTGTGTCATTTGTACTATAAATATCTGCGCGCTTTATGTTAGTGTTTGGATCTGACCCTAGACTTATCTTATTCCCGTACACCGTGAGAATAGAGTCTGCCGCCGCTCCGAGCTGGATCCTATAAGGGTTTATAGCTGTTTCTGTCGGCTTTATCAACGTTTTTAAATAGGTAATCCCGGAGCGTACCGAAATCTCAAAAATCCACACAGTTTCGTTTGCGATTGTTGAGGAGGTCGCTTGCACAGCCGTAGATAGTGTTATATCTCCGCCAAAAGACATAAAGTCCCCTGTTTCGAGTTCGTCGAGATACAGTTTTTGAGATTTATTTGGATTCACTATCAACATTCCTGCGGAGATTCCCGGGGCTTTTTCGCCGCCCGGGGTAATTATCTCCGATGTAAAAGTTGATACTTTGACGGGCGTGTATGACAACGGATTTCCTTTGTCGGAAAATGACATATTGTATATACCTAATGTCACTAAATTAGGGATGTTTTCTGTATTCGTCGTAAACGTCAAACCCGTATATAATTCATCTTCGTTTTTTGAAAACAAAATATATCCATTTGCACCCGTTCTAAAAATCAGACTTCTCGGAGTTGTTTTTGTTTGTAGCGCGGTGATCTTTCCGTCCGCGTCCTGTTTATTTGCGGCAACTGTCGCGGTAAGAGCGGTGATCTTGCTGTCTGCGTCCTGCTTGTTCGCGGTAATAGTGATCTCGATATTCGAGATTTTCGCGTCCGTTTCGGTCTTGTTTTGCGTAACCGTCGCGGACAAGTCTTTTACCGTTTCGCCGAGGGTGTTTTGTTCCGCGATAACCTCGTTGAGTTTTGCTTGTACTTTTCCCAAAAATTCGGAAAATGAAAGTTCGTCACTGAAAACCGTGGGGATCGCAAAAGATAACTTAATTCCGTTTAAGGGTTCAATCATTTTTTTTTCTCCTTTTTCTAAATTTCGGATTTATATGTTCAAAAAATCCGCATTCTGTAAATTCTTTTTCTTTTTGCGTCCACACGCAAAGAGGGCGGTGGACGCAGTTTTCGCAGTAATTAAAGCGCGGTTCTTCCGTTTTTTTTAAAACCATTCTTTTCATCATTTTTTTCTCAATCCTCGAAAAAATCTTGTTCGAACCATTCATTTACTTCCGATTCTGTAAGCGGACTACTGGTCAGAACTTCGCGGCTGCTTTTTTCTTCAATTCGATAATAAATAAGGTGGTGATCGTCATTTGGGAAGTATTCTCCGTCGTCGAGTGAATAATGCTCTTCAATTATTCGAATATTATCGCTATTCGAATAAACATAAAAAGCCTTATCCGTCAAAGTTAATTGAGTTTTGTCATCTCCGTATGTTCTTTCAAAGTCAAGAGTTAATTTTTGCGTCTTTTTCATTTTTTTTAAGTTCCTTTCGTTTGAGGTTTTACCTCTTTATTTACAATTAGATTATATCAAATTTCTGATTTGTTTTCAAGAGGTAAAACAACCAAAACGAAAGTTTTTTTTTGTGCTAATTGTACAAAAAACAAAAACACGGAGCGAGATCATCAAATATTGTTTGATAAAGCGTTTGCAAGTCTTTAATATTTGCATTAAGCAGTTCGGCTGTTGATTTTCCGCTTCTTCCGCTGCGCGTAACAGTTTCGTCCTCTGTTCCGCTATTCGTTGTTTCCTGCGTCGAATCGGACGAAGACGTTCCGGAGTTTTGACCGCTTTCCGTCCCGTTTTTAACGTCGGCAGTTGTCAAGTATTTACCGCTCTTCACGTCGGATAATCCGCCCTGCGGGGTTTCGGAGTATTGATCAACCGTTTCAGATGTGTTTGAGTTGGTCGAACTTTGAGTTGCAGACGTATGCGCGGACAAGTTTCCTCCGTCCGTAGTTTTGCGCGCGCGTTCTTCCGTTGTTGCGTCGGTATCAAAAATTTTCAAATTCTTGTCATTAAAAACGGAATAAATTGAGTTATATTTGTCTTTATTCTCTGCGAGAACGTTATTGATCTCAAGCTGCCAAAGCGCAGGGGTCTCAAACGCAATTTCACGCATATAAAAATGCCGTAGTATTCTTTTTTCGGTTTCTTTTTCATCAAACAAAAATCCAAAAACGTCCGGAAAAATCAAGGGGATAGCATTTTTAATCGTACTGTCAACTGTTTTTAAGTTAGATAAAATTTGAGGATCTGCAAGGCTTTCGCATATCGTGCGGACGGTTGTCGTATATTCAGCCATTATCTTCCCCCCCCCTCGAAAGTGATTTTTTCCGCATTCGGATCATATTCATTTTTTCCGCCGCTTTCCTCGCGATAAACAACGGAGATATTGAGATCAAACATTTTATTTATCGCTTTTGCGGCGTCCTGCCTACCAAGTAAACGGCTGTATCTGCTTGCAAAAGTACCGCCATTCAAACGTGCGACCTCGTCGCTTAACATTCGCTCTTTTTTTTGATAAGACGCGTTAGGGACACCTAAATTCGTCAAAGTTTCGTTCCAAATATTAGTTTTTAGTTCATATAATTTATCACAAACATAAGGTGCTCCCGTATTGAGTACCTTTATTTCAGTTCCGCCAAGGCTCTTTTTGTCTACGATTATACAAGGTTCATTTCCGTCATACTTTTGATATAAGTTTTTTGCAGATAATCGAGTTTTGTCATCGCATACTATAACAACGGGAGTTTTTTGCGCTTTCGCATTTATCTCTATCGCTCGATCGATCTCCGCGAGTTGTTCAGCCGCTGAAAAAACATCGGCGAATGATGGGGATCGTAGATAGTTATTAAAAATGATCACGCTATTTTTATCGTCGCGAATCCATTCAAGCCCGTTTGTGGCATAGGCGCGGCGTTCTTTCGGTCTGTTATAAATGTCCCAACGACCGTCAAGCGTAGTGCGCGCAACGATAAAGTCTTTTACGATTTCGTCGTCGCTTTTAAAAAACAAAGCCGCGCCACATTCAAAAAGTGTAAGTTCCAAAAAACGCGCGTCAATTTCGTCCGGAAGCCCCTGCCATTCATAAACAGATATTGCTATGTTTTTCAATCGGTCGAAGTATTTGAGAAAAGCAAGATTGTTTTTTGCCGCCGCTTTTACTTTTTGATTGTTGTTGCCGAAAAGCGCACTATAATAGGAGTTTTCGAAAAACATTATTACCCCTCCTTATTCTATTGGATTATCAAGCGAATAATTTAACATCGTTGACGGATCATGCCAGAACGTTATACCTCTATCAAGTAAAGCACAGATCTTTCTGCTATCGTCCGCTGGGACGTTGCCGGAGATCGTCGCCCCGACGGTTTTTACATAGTTCCAATTTTTACGCGAAATAGTTTCAGGAACTTTTTCGCGCAAGACCTTGTAGCCAAACATTGATAAGTAATTATCTACGATTTTGGCATATTCGGGGAGAACGGAATAAGAGTAAAAGACTGCGCACCCGCGCCCTTTTAAAAGCGCATACGTCGAACTGTTGGCACTGCCTATCATTCTGTTCGGTCGTGCGTCCATATCAAGCATTTTTGCGTTGTAGCCAGCCGCGAATTTTACAAGTCCAGAGACGGAGGATAGGAGAGATTTTGCGGCTCCACCGTTTTCTCCTCCCGAAAGATAAGAGCCTGCAACAGTCTCAACCGGAGATAAAGCCTGCATGATTTGTTCCACTTTTAAACTGTTTTTATTCAGCGCAATATATTCGGCGTAATTATCATAAGAGTAAGCCAAAGGGACAGAGGTGTTGCACGCAAGCGAATAAAATCCCTCCTCGGTTTCTCCGTTCATTCCAAAAATTTCGGCTATAAGGCTTCCGTCGACAGCCAAAGGCTGCGCATAAAGAATCATTATGCCCGACGTAGGATCTGAAAGTCTTTCATATTTAACTTCAAAGCTGTTTCCCATGCAGTTCGAAATGCTTGCGTAACAATATGGATATGTAAGTAACTTATTATTATTCGGAGTATAATTTTTCAATTTTCTGTATTTAACAATATCAAAAATCCCGTTCACTTCGGAAAAAACGTCGCTAATTTCCAAAATTGAAACAGAAACGCTTTCTCCCGTGTCTGGAAAAGTCAATACGCGAAGCCCCTTAGTTGCCGAAAGAAGCGACGTCGGATAAAGATAAATAGCGATAACGCCGTCACCAAGTCCAAGAGTGTTTACCCACCCCATAGTTGTCGAAAAAGCATTTAAGTCATCCGACGCGAACCCAACGACGTCGGAACTTTTTATTGTTCCTCCGATTTTTTTAAGATTCGGAGATAACTGTCCGTTTTGTAAAATAAAAAAAGAAGTTTCGAGAATAATCGTGTAGTCCTGAATGCTTTTTCCGTCAATCAATTCATTCATCAAAAAATTAAAAGTGACAACCATATCCCCGACGGGAAGTCCCTCATCTACGGTATGCAACCCTATCGTGTCATCTGCAACATGTTCACGTTCGACAAAGCATTTATTTATTGAAATCGTCGGCAACCACGTTTGCATGACGTCGATTTCAAAGTTTATTTGCGTCGTAACGTTGTTCACGTATTCAATGCTAGTGACAAATGCATAAAACCACTTATTTTCAAAATCGGGATTTTGAAACATGATATAATTACAGTCAAAAACGGACGTATTTTTCAAACCTATTCGAATTTTTCCGTCGCCATAATAAATATAAGACAATTCATTGTCACTTGCTTTTTCAAATTTATAAAAAGCAAGCGAGGAAAAATATTTGAACTGTTCTGTAACGCTTGCCCATGTTAATGTGTTTTGATAGTCTGGATCGCATTTCACTCCGCGAAGAAGATAGAGTTTTCCGTTTGGCTGTATTATCATTTTTTTTCTCCTTTAAGTGTTCGGCGGCTTTTAGCCGCCGAATTATTTCAATCCTTTAATTTTTCCGAAGCGTTAAACTAAAACGTTTGTTTTCGGTGCGGCATATTTCAACCGAGTTTCCCACCGATAAAACCGACGGAATAAAATCAAAGGTATGAAAGCAATTTCAAGAAAGCACTTTTTGCGCGCCCGTTTCGAAAACGAACAGAGCCGCATTCGAATAGATTTCGCCAATTTATAAAAAGATAACGATATTGATTTATCATTACGAAATTCGGTGAAAAATCAGCGAGTTCTGCGCAGATTCGGAGCGGAGCGGTTGCGTCTACCGAAGTGTCAATGTATAAAAGTCCAGATTTTTCATAAGTTTTCACTCCAAACGAAACGCCGTCAACAACAAAAGTTGCAACATATCTTGCGCGCTCATTCTTGATCGGATTTATAAAGCTGTCCGAATCGGACAAGTAAACACCTTGATTTCCGTATGCGGCGATTTTTGTTTTTTCAAAAGCCTTATAAATTCCGCTTTCTCTTTGCGCATTTGCGGCGGCGGCATTAAAGCCTTGTTCGAGGACCCACCCGCGACCGCGCAAGAAATGCGTGTTTTTTTGCAGGCGATCAGAGATCCCAAGCGTGAGATAGTAAGGATTTAAAAGCGTTACCGGGTTCGAGATCAAAACAACGGGCAAGTATCTGCGGCGCTGCCCCCGTCCTCTTGCTATCGCCGTGTGAATCGCAAAGAATTTATCACATTCGTTCGGCAAGTATTTACCGCTTTCGGGCATAAACTCATCAAAGAGTGTTATTTGAGCGTCTGAAAATAGGTGCGACGCTTTTTTCACATAATCAACACTAGATAAAGAAATAGCATATCCACATGATTTTTCTCCGTAAAAAAGTTCTGTGTACTTTCCGCCGTCGCGCCGTGCCTGCGTCATTTCAAGGGTGAAATTAAAATCTTCTATTTTCGAGATGTCACGAAAAAATTTGTCCACCACGTATTCAATTTCATAAGAGTAACGATAAAGCAATAAAAATTTTTCAACTGACGAAATAAACTTATCGAGAACATAAGCGTTAAAAAAAGTAGTCTTTCCCGCAGTCTTATTTGACGTACAAAAAAATAACTCCGGGCGATCATGGTCGAGGTCGAGGAGCGACAAGAGTTTAAAGCCGGAGTAATATCCGTCCTTTATTTTCAATGCCAAGCCTACCACCTCCAGAGCGGATCGAGTTTTGTTTTTTTACGGTTTTACTGTATCACATTTTTTTTGATTTGTCAAGAGGTTTATTATAATGTCATAATAAGTTCATAAACGGAGGGTTAAAAAGTAAAAGTCATAAAAAAGACAAAAAGAATAGCACAAAAGTTTTACAAAATGGGGGTATTTCATTATATTTGTCTTGCACACCCAGCA